GTGACGCTGTTTGAATTGCACAGCATTAACTACGGTTGGTGCAAGGATACCTGTATAGATATCCATTTTGAGGATGAAGAAGCTATTTCCTACAACCTCATTCCCATTGAAACGGCTCTCAAGGAGTTAGGAGATCATGAAGTTTCTTGGTTTGTGGATGATTTGGTGGTGCTGGTATGAGCTGTTACCATCCAGTATACGCCTACAAGTCCAAGTTCGTCAATCCGGAGACCGGAAAAGCGGTTATCAAGTTCAATCTCCGGCCCGATCAGATGGACAAATTTGAGCCTATTGCTCTCCCCTGCGGCCAGTGTCTCGGCTGCCGCATTGAGTACTCCCGCCAGTGGGCTAATCGTCTGATGCTTGAACGTGAAGCCCATGATGCTGCCTGGTTCTGTACCTTCACTTATGATGATGATCATGTCCCCCGCTCTTACTATCCAGACCCGGAGACCGGAGAAGCCATCCCTTCCCTTACTCTTCGGAAGAGAGATTTCCAGTTGCTCATGAAGCGTATCCGCCGCCGCTTCCCGGATGACCACATTCGGTTCTTCGCTTGTGGTGAGTATGGCTCCCAGACGTTCCGCCCCCATTATCACGCTATTATCTTCGGGCTGCACCTGGATGATCTGGTCCCTTATAAGACAGTTCGTGAAGGAGGTGAACTTTACACCTACTACAATTCTCCCAAGTTGCAGTCTTGTTGGCTTGATTCTGACGGCAATCCGATAGGATTTGTCGTTGTCGGTGAAGTCACGTGGGAATCATGTGCCTACACCGCCCGTTATGTTACCAAGAAGTTAAATCGAAAGGAGTACGATTTCTATGAAAAGCACCGTATTTGCCCTGAGTTTAGTCTCATGTCCCGCCGGCCTGGCATTGCGCGTGACTATTACGAGTTACATCCTGGAATTTTTGATACGGATTACATCAACATCTCAACTCCAAAAGGAGGACGCAAGTTCAGACCCCCCCGCTACTTCGAGAAGCTCTTCGAGATTGAAGACCCAGTAAGGTCCAAGGAGCTCAAGGAGATTAAGAAGCGCCTTGCCCTGGATGCTCAGAAGTCCAAGCTCTCGAAAACGTCCCTCGAGCTAGATGAGTTGCTTGCTGTAGAGGAGCAGAACTTTACAGACAAAATAAAACCATTAAGGAGGAATCTGCTATGAAGATGCGAAAGGCTACCGATAAGCGTGTGTTCAAGCGCACTGCCGCCAAGTCCAAGAAGGTCAACATCGCCCCGAAAATCTTCCGTGGAGGTATTCGGCTATGATGTCGGATGAACAAAAGAATCTTTCTCGTTCTCTCCGTTCTATGTTGACTATTCAAGGTTTCAAGTGTTCCGTCAACTATACAGAGATTGAAGGCAAAGGCCCTGGCTTTCTCGTGGCCTTGATCGACCCCGTAGACCCCAACAGTGTTTTCTTCTGCCGCTTCTATACGGTGGATGAAGTGAAGACCATTACAACCGCTCAGCGAATTTTTTGGAGGTATGTAAAATGACTTATGGTATCTATGCTATCAAGGACGCCAAGACAACGTTCATGCCCGCCAACGTGGACTACAATGATGCTTCGGCGATTCGCAACTTTGAGCACGCTGTTCGCCAGCCGGATTCCCTGCTTCGCTCCCATTCCGCAGACTATACGCTCTGGCGTGTCGGTCAGTTTGACAATGAGCATGGCGAGATTATTCCTGAGTGGCCCCCTGTGCAGCTTGCCGATGCTTCTAATGTCTTGAAGGAGGATGTCTGATGTTCAGAACGCAGTATGACCCCCACGACCGCATCCACGCCGAACCCGGCCAGCGTGAGCATATTCGTTATGGCGGTCACTATGATGAGAAAGGCCGTGTGGTACTGGAAGAGATTGGCCGCATCAATCTCTATGATGAGATTCAGTCCCATGCTGAGAGTGTAGACCTTCATGTCCTCATGGAGCGTTATGTCCGTGGTGATGTGGATGCTCTCTCTAAAGCCCAGGGCTTCTATGGTGATGTCCTGGACTTCCCCAAGACCTACGCCGAAGCTCTTAATCACATGAATGAAATGCAATCTCAGTTTATGTCTCTGCCTGTTGAAGTGCGTGAGAAGTTCGGTAATAGCTTCTCTGAGTTCCTGGCCTCTTCTAATGAGCCTGATTTCTTGGACAAGCTCGGTATTAAGCGTGAACCCGAACCCACTCCCCAACCTACTCCCGAACCTGTAAAGGAGGTTAAAGAATGAACCGGAATACAGAGTCCCATTTTTCTCTGCTCCCTCGTGTGGATATTTCCCGGAGCCGCTTTGATCGCTCCGCCAGCGTGAAGACTACGTTCAATACAGGTGATATTGTCCCTTTCTTCTTGGAAGAGGTACTCCCCGGCGATACCTTCAACGTGAAAACCTCGAAAGTTGTCCGGATGCAGACCCTCTTAACCCCCCTCATGGATAACCTCTACCTGGATACCTACTATTTCTTCGTCCCTAACCGTCTTGTGTGGCAGCACTGGAAAGAGTTCTGTGGTGAGAACACGGAAAGCGCCTGGATTCCTGAGACGGAGTACGCTATGCCCCAGATCACCAGCCCCGCCTCTACCGGTTGGGAAGTTGGTACGATCGCCGATTACTTTGGTATCCCTACCGGAGTTGCAAACCTCAGTGTTTCCGCTCTTCCCTTCCGTGCCTACGCCCTTATCATGAATGAGTGGTTCAGAGATGAAAATTTACAAGATCCTCTTGTTGTTCCTGTGGATGATGCTACTGTGGCTGGAGTTAACTCTGCTACTTTCGTGACTGATGTTGCGAAGGGTGGCAAACCCTATAAGGCCGCTAAGTATCATGATTACTTCACCAGTGCTCTCCCGGCTCCTCAGAAAGGCCCGGACGTGTCTATCCCGGTTTCTCTCGGTTCCAAGCTTCCGGTTTACGGTACAGGTGACCCGCTGTATTTGACTGATGGTAATTTCACTTATCCGTTCCTTTCCGTTGGTCAGAGCCTTGGCGGATTGTCCTACACTGGTACTGCTATTGCAAATTCCGGCGCTACTGGTTCTAAGGTCGGTGATATTTATGCCAATGGTAATGGCTTCTATTCTGAGGCTAATTCTGGCGGCGGTTCCGATAACTGGAAAGGTAAAGTGATGGGTGTCCCCACTAAAGAGAAGATGGATTCTCTTGCCGTCCCTGGTGTTGTCGGTTCTGGTCTCGTTGCTGTGAATGATGGTGCTGTTTCTGTTGCTACGATCAATCAGCTCCGCCTTGCCTTCCAGATTCAGAAGTTCTACGAGCGTCAGGCCCGTGGCGGTTCTCGCTATACAGAGGTGATTCGCTCCTTCTTCGGCGTGACTTCCCCGGATGCTCGCCTGCAGCGCCCGGAGTATCTTGGTGGCAATCGTGTTCCCATCAATATCAATCAGGTGATTCAGCAGTCTGGCACTGGCTCTGAGAGCAGCTCCACCCCGCAAGGTACGGTTGTCGGTATGTCTCAGACCACGGATACCAATTCCGATTTTACCAAGTCTTTTACGGAGCATGGTTTCATCATTGGTGTTATGGTTGCTCGCTATGACCACACCTATCAGCAGGGCTTAGATCGTCTCTGGAGCCGCAAGGACAAGTTCGATTTCTATTGGCCCGTCTTCGCGAATATCGGTGAGCAGGCTATCAAGAACAAGGAGCTTTATGCCCAAGGTACAGCTCAGGATGATGAAGTCTTTGGTTACCAGGAAGCATGGGCAGAGTATCGCTATAAGCCCTCCCGTGTGACTGGTGAGATGCGTTCCAGCTACGCTAAGAGTTTGGATATATGGCATCTGGCCGACGATTATAGCAAGCTCCCCTCTTTGTCTGCCGAATGGATTCAGGAAGATTCCAGCACAGTCAATCGTGTACTCGCTGCGTCTGATAATCTCGCGGCGCAATTTTTCGCCGACATCTATGTGAAGAACCTTTGCACCCGTCCTATGCCGATGTATTCTATCCCCGGCCTTATCGACCACCACTAAGCCCGGAGGCCCCTTCGGGGGCCTCTTGACTTTTTAGAAAGGATGTTATACTATGGCTACAAATGCAGCAATTAACAATGCAGCCGACCAGGTTTCCCGTATGCAAGGCATTGCCCAGTCAAATAACGCATGGTCCGCACAGCAGGCCCAAATTCAGAGAGAATGGCAAGTCAAGCAAAACGCAAAGGCTATGCAGTACAACGCTGAGGAAGCCGCAAAAAATCGTTCCTGGCAAGAGTTCATGTCCAATACCGCCCACCAGCGCGAAGTCCGTGATCTGATGGCTGCTGGCCTCAATCCTGTGCTCTCTGCTATGAATGGTAACGGAGCCGCCGTAGGAAGCGGCGCAACGGCCTCTGGCGTGACTTCTAGCGGTGCCAAAGGCGATACGGATACCTCCACCTCCGGAGCCATTGCAAACCTCTTAGGGAGCCTTGTAAGCGCGTCCCAGGCCCTTGAGAGTGCCAATATTAATGCCCGTACTCAGGAAGCTGTTGCGAACAAGTACACCGCCATGTCCCAGATCGTCGCAGAGATCAATAAATCTGCTGCCCTTGGTTCTGCTGGTATTCATGCCGGAGCCACCCGCTACGCTGCCGACCAGGGAGCTGCCGCCACCCGGTATTCTGCAGATCAGCATCGTGCGGCCGCTAAGTATTCCGCCGAGGCCGCCAAGCTGGCCTCTATGTTTGGCTCTTCTCAGGCCGCTTCTGCTTCCCGTTATGCTTCCGACCAGTCCAGAGCCGCCCAGAAGTATTCTGCTGATACTAGTTTTAATGCTAAGAAGAATTATGGCAATTCTACTGTTACATGGGGTTTAGGTAGTGTTGCTAATGGCCTTCAAGAAATTTTTGATTCTTTGACAGGAGGTTGATTATGGAAGGTGCAAGTTCAAGCATTATAATGCTGGTTGTTTTGCTTGCCTTTATATTCCCGCTCCATAAGCTCATTAGAGCTGTCATTGATTGGCTTAATCGCCATTGACGTAGTAGGCCCCCGCTCCGGCGGGGGCCTTCACACTCGGCACAGTAGACTTCTCTTGATGTCTACTGTGCCGAGTGACACCAAGTACCACGCGGTCAGCCTGCAACGCACTACGAAGACCACTCCCGTGAACTCTGATTAGTTATTCAAAAAATATGATTCATTAAAATAACGATAATTACAACTAATGATAAGCTAAAACTAAATAAGTAAATAAAATGATTAAACAAATTGCTTATTTTGTTCAATTTTCTATCTCCCCGCAAAACCTCCTTCCCTGACAGGTCTTTTGAAAATTTCCCGGCCGGACCGCAGCCGCAGCGCCGGCGGCACACGCCGGAACGCGCGGCGCATCTCCGGACCGGACATAAAAACCGCCGCTTTCGGCAAAGCTAGTCCCAAATCCATG